CGGTGGTGGTATTCGCGCCGGTTGCCATGGATCAACCCTCCGGGGTCAGATCAGTCCTTCGGTCGCGAGCTCGGCCAGCACTTGGCTGAAGCGCGCGTCATCGTCCAGCGGAGCCGCGCCATTCGTCAGCGACGAAGGCTCTCCGTTCCCGATGCTCGACAGAGTCACGCCCTTCTTTGCAGGCGCGGGCGGCGCCTTCGGAACCGGGGGTTTAACGGCTTCCCGTGGGCCGAACTTTTTGGACTTGCCGAGCCCGGCTGCGAGGCGTTCCTCGACGGCCTGGGCGGCAACTTCAACGGGCAGAACCGCGCCGTTGTACTTCTGGTGGTACTGCACGATCGCCTCGATGACGGCGTCGTGATGGCCAAGGCTGTTGACCAGGTCGTACTTGTCGCCGTGCTTCTCGACTTCGGCGATCACATTGCGCTGCCACTCGGCGACCTGGCGCTGCTGCGTCTCGGCGGCGACCTGCTTGCGCTCGGCCTCCCGCTCTGCCCGCAGCTTGGCGACCTCGATTTCGGCGGGTGACTTCGCGGAGGCGCCAACCTGCTCGAGCAGCTTGTTCACCAGTTCGTCGCCGCCAGCTTCCATCAGCAGGCCGTGCGGGTCCTCATGGATGCGACGGACGACGGCATCGAAGTTGGTCGCCTTGGCCTCGTGCGCCTTGGAGCGCTCGATCGCGGCGGTCGCTTCCTGCTCGCGGGCGTGCATCTTCTGCCGATCGCGAGCCAGCGCAGCGAATCCCTTGCGCAGCTTCACTGCGTCGGGCGTCTCGTCGACAGGCGGCTTGTCCTCGGGCTTCGCTTCGAGTTCGGGAGGCTTCTCTCCATCCTCGGGCGTCTCGGGCGCGGCTTCGCCTTCCGGCTTCGCCTCGACTTCGGGCGTGGCGCCCTCGACCTCGTCCACGATGGACGCAAAGTCGGCGTCGGTCGGCTCAGCGGAGGTGCTCTCCGCGTCGCCCCCGGTCATTTCGGCGGGGAGTCCCATGGATTACGCCGGGGGACGAACGGCCGCGCGGTGCGGGTTGAAGATCGGTGCGCCGGTGGTGGGGTGCTTGGGGATGTCCCCGCGCCGCTCCATCATCGACATGACGGCCGGGTCTTCGAAGTCCACGGGCGAGAACTTCTCGTTCTCTCCGACGGGGCCACCGGCCTTCAGCTTGGCGTTCTCGGCGGTCAGCGCGGCGATTTGCGCTTCCATCGCCTTCATCGCGGCGGCGACGGTGTCGTCAGCTGACGTCTCCTTCAGTTTCGCATCGGTGGCGGCGGGCTTGCTCATGCCCTAGCCAGGGCGATCGCTACGCCGCCATCTGCTGCTGCGGAGCTGGCGCTGCGGGCTGCGCCTGGGGCGGTGGTGTGAGCATCTTCTGCAGCTCTGCCGTGTCGTCGAGGAACCGATAGAGCAGGTCGAGGTGCTTCTCGGGCGCCTTCTGTTGGCGGCCCCAGCTGATGTACTGCGCGGCCTTCTCCAGGCACGCGTTCAGGTCCATCGTCACGTCGGGCCCCTCGTAGTGGCCGTCTTCGAGCATCTCTTCGCACATCCGCTCGACGTCCTGCTCCGCGGCGCGCTCCATGCTGACGTTCGACTCGGGATCCAGGTCATCCAGCACCGCTTCACCGCGCTTCGCTGACCAGATGCCCGCGCCCACCAGCTCGTTCACGCGATCGATGCGACCCTGTGGCGTCTGGGGTAGCAGCGACGTCGGGTAGAGCTGGATGACGTAGCCGTCCTCCTCCATGTTGACGTCTTTCCAGTCAATCTCCTCGAGCAACGCCGTTCCGGGTGCGCTGACCTGATACGCCTTGTTGTCGAGGTAGATCTCCCGCGCCGTGTCCACCATTGCGCGCGCGATATCCAGGTGGAGCTGCTCCCAGCGCTGCGACAGCACCGCGAAGCGAGCCGTCTGCACGTCGAGGGACTCCCGGATCGCGACGGCACTTGTGACTCCGCTCTCCTTCTGCCCTGCCGCCACCTGGGCGGACACGCCGTAGAGCGAGAAGGCACGCTCGTAGTGGCGCTCCAGGTGCTCGTACGTCTCGGGGTTGAAGGCCACCGCCGTTTCGGACTTGGGCGGGCCTGCGGTGCCCGAGTAGTAGTAGGTCCCGGCCGGCGCGTTGGTAATCGCGGCCTTGTTGATCTTGGAATTGACGTGCACCCACGTCCGCGGCACGGCCTGCAGGTGGTGCCCCTTGGCGATCTTGTCCAGGCCCGTGTTGATGGACACCTGGATGGGCAGCAGCACCGCGGCGGGCGACTGGCCGTAGGGCCCCGACAGCGCCGGGTCGATGGAGAACAGCAAGATCTCGTGGTAGTCGCGCGTGTACTCGCGCCGCTCCAGCAGGCCGTCCTCGCCGGCAATGGCCATGGCGTACCACCCGTCCTTGGCGGTCTTCGAGCTGCGGAGGTGCCACGCCTCGTACACCTCGACCAGGTTCGTCTTGCCGCCGTCGCCCACCGGGTCGGCAGTCGAGGCCGCCGTGATGGCCTTGCGCTGCTTCTCGGCTTCCTTCCCTTTGCCCACCATCGTCAGCAGCACGTTCTTGTCGACGTACTTGCGACGGTAGATGGTTCGCTGCTTGCCGTCGATGCCGTCGTTCGCCCCGATCAGGATCTCGCACGACCGCACCAGGTCAACGCGTACCCGGTCCTTCTCGCGGTGGACGTGGATGCCAACAGCATCGAACGCGCCTGCCTGCAAGAAGGCCAGCTGGGTCTTTTCGTAGACCCGCGCCTCGTTGAACAGACCGTCGCAGAACTTCGTGAGGTTCTTGGCCCGACGCTTCTGCTTGTAGTCGCCCCCGGTGGTAATGAACCGCGCCCGCGGCCGGCTCCTGCTCACCTGTGACGCCACCGTCTGCACCACCGAGCGGATCACGTTCCAGGTGATGTCCGCCCCGTTGCCGTACAGCCCAGCCGACAGCCCCGCCAGCGTCGCCCGCCCGCCGTATTGGTACAGGTTCGCCAGCTCGCGCCCTTCGTACAGCGAGCCGTACAGTAGATTCAGGTCGTAGCGCAGCTGCTCCTGCGAGCTGGACTCGATGGCCTTGGCCGCTGCCACCATCGATGGCCCACAGTCCTCGGGGCGCACCTCTTCGGGGTTCCACCACTCGGCGCCCAACTGCGCTGCCGATGGCCCATCGTTGCTGAAGTCGTAGACCTTCGTGACCGCGCCGGCCATCAGCTGGGCCTCTTGTACTTGCGGTGGATGTCCTCAAGGCGCTTCCTCGGGTCGTACACACCTTCTGGTAGCGCCGGTTCCACTTCGGGTTCGGGCGGTGGCTGCTCACGCTCGGGCGGTGGGCTGGCGTCGCGAAACGACACCGTCACGTCGCCAATCGTCAGGCTCGCGACACGGGGATGCTTCGCCAGCAGGTTCAGCAGCGCGCCTAGCTCTCGTGACTTCACACATCAGCCAGCGCGCACGCGGCCGGGGAGTTCCCGGACATTTTGTCCGGTATCAATCCTCGTCGAAGTGGTGCTGCATCTCTTCGTCCTCTTCGGTCCGGTGGGCGCTCATCGCCGCGCGCCTACGCGCCATGCCGACGATTGCCTTGGCCCGCGCCTCCTGCTCGGGGGTCTGCTCCGGTGGTGGCGGCTCGAAGGCCGAGTAGTAGCCGGCGAGGGCGTAGCGCATCGACTCCGACGGGTCCGGGTGCCAGTTCGTGGCCCACTTCCAAGGCCCGCCTGGCGTCGAATTGGGCGCCTTCCGTGCGCGACGGTAGTCCTGCTCGGCCGCGCTGCCGATCATGACCTTCAGCAGGCCCTTGGTCAGCAGGTCGTTGTTGCGGCGAATCTGCGGGGCCACCTCGGTCTTATTCGCGGCCTTGATGACCGGCAGGTTGTAGTCGGTCTGGAACGTGTCGATCTCCATCTTGCCGCTGCCGGGGTCCCACTGGACGCTTTCGCAGTCGTAGTAGTGCATCGCCACGGCCATCCACACAGCGATCCGGCCCAGGGAGGTGCCCGCCTTGCGCGGCGTGGACCACTCGAAGACGTGCTGCACCTCTTCGGTCGTGCCG